AGAGGAATGAATAGATCATTCACTCTCATTCTCAGATGAGGGTATCTTTTAGAAACAAAAATAGCAACAGAACCTCCACCCAAGAATGGTTCATAATATTCTTTCATGTTACCTAAGTGTGGAAAATAATAATCGAGAGCTTTCATTGCTCTAGATTTACCACCAGGATAACGAAGCGGAGTCTTGTACTTTTTCAAATCCATAATGATATTATACTACTTTTTAGTCAGAAAGTAAAACACTTTTTAAATCTGGTTCAGAATAATTTGGACCTTTCATTACCTTACCGTCTTCGCGATAAATGGGATTACCATCTTCACCAAGTTTACTCATATTACTTCTCTGTACCTCATCGAAACATTTATCCAGATCGATACCAAACGCATGACCTGCGCCATAGGTGACATATAAGATATCTGTAAGGGCATCAGCAATCTCAACAATGTCTTTGTTTTCACAAGCATTCCAAAGTTCTTCTACCTCTTCAGCAATTAATTCAATCCTCAAACTCACTGTCTCAGCATCAGGAACCTCCGGAGATGTTTTAACATCCTGCCCAAAAGTTTCCATAAAATTTCTTACTTTTTCAAAGTTTGTCATGCAAAAAAATCCTCTAATGTATTTTGTTGTTCAGGTTGCCATTCAATGGCATTTAAGATGAACCTGAGTGGTTCTAAGAAAGTCTTGTCAAACTGTTTATCATAGTCGACATATTTATGTAACTGCATTTCAGTAGGAAGATGCATAGGAAACGAGATAATATTTTCTTTGATATGATTAGGAAGTTTGAGATATGCGAACTTAATCTTATCGCCATTACCAATCAGTTCATATCTATCCGTGAGACCACGTTGTTTCGCTTCTCTATTATACAGCAAAGAACCACGAACATGAATAGGTGTTCCTTTTTTGTAAGTAAGTTTCCTATCCGACCAGTCAGTGATATTAGATACACCTCTTGGGAACGCTACATCTTCGGGAGGGAGCGATTTGAACTCTTCCTTAAATCTTTTGATAAAGTTTTGAGTGTCCTTCTCAGATCCGGATATGATGATCTTGAAGATATCTTTGAACTTAGAACGACAAACCTCTGGCGTGGATGACTTGATCGCTTCGATCCCCATGATTTTGAGTTTTGGTTCTTCATATTGAACACCTTCACTGTTATGTACATTCAAGATATATCTTTTCTTGGCAGTCCAGATACCACGATCAGCAATCACTTCTCGTTCCATCACCATACGGTTCTCAAAGCAGTTCATTTCTTTACAGAGTTTTTCGAGTGTAGATGCTAGAATTTTATTGAAGTGATTATTACATGCCTCGTCAAGAAATTTGACAGGATCTTTTGGATTAAACTTCTTGACGAAAGAACTATAGTTCACATAGATAGAATCTGTATCGATCGCAATCACATAATCCTTACCTTCTGTCTTTAAAAGTTTATTCATCTCAGCATTAATCGATTCTTCACAAGTTTTGATTACATGTTGACCAGTGAGAGTAATACCTTCAGCGACACGAAGATCAAAGTAACGATACCATTTATTGCCGATAGCACCAAACAAACTATTCATCAAAATTTTGACTGCCATCTGTTTGTTATTGAGAGAAGCAATCTGCCTTTCAATCTCTTTATTGGTTCCTTTCTGCTGTTGCTTCTGCCAACCAATCATCTCATTTTTGACTTCTTTACGTTCAGCATAATATTGCTTGACAAGTTTAGGGAACACACCTTCTCTACTGTTATCGAATCCTACACCATTGGCAGCTTTTGAAATATTATCACCGTTCATAGTCACAGTTTCTGGTGACATATTCCATTGGGCGATAATATTTGGATACAGGGAATTTAGGTCGAATGATACGACCCAATCATGCGCACCGATGTGTGGATCTTTTACATAACCACCAGCAAACTTTACTGAAAGATTCTCTCGCTCACTGCGAGGAGGTGGGGCAGGGACAGCGATCTTACGTTTTGCTAGCTCACGATAAATGATAGAATCCCAGATAGCAGTAGTGCCGAAGATATCTTGATAATTTACCCCTGCCTTATATGCCAGAGTAAATCCTAAACCAAGCAGATCAAGTTTCTCATCAAGTCTTTCAATCAGTTCAACATCCTTGATGTTATAGTCAATATAAAGTTGATAGTTTTCTTTGTACAAGTTACGAAGAGAACCATACTCTGAGTATGAAAGTTTTTTCTCACCTAGCACAACATATGCGATATGGTTGAGTGCATAAGATTCTTGCTGCCCATATGTGTATCCAAATTTTTGAAAGAGATCTAGATAATCTAATTGAGATATACCAGACAACTGCTGTGCAGTCATCGTTTTACTTTTTAGTTTGATTGTCTTTGGAGTGATAGATCCCCATGGAGATAATTTATTTGCAACACTGATACCGAAAAGTTTAGAAACACGGTTGACGATATAAGGAATATCAAATCCACGAATGTTCCATCCTGTAAGAACCTCTGGATAACTTGACATCCACCATTTCATAAACTTTTCAATTAAATCATATTCATCTTCACATTTATGATATCGAATATGAAGGTGATCATGTGGAGTTTGCCCTACATCATAATCCCCACAACCCCAGACCTGATAGAATGTAGATTTACTGGACTTAATGGTAATAGCAGTAATCGGATGTGCTGCTTCATCTGGTTCTGGGAATCCCTCATCTGAATGAACCTCAATATCTAGATTGACTACGTTAATCAAAGATGAATTAAAATCAATATCTTTTGGAAATTTCTTTTGAATAAATTGCCACATGACACGATCTTGACCGTAGTATTTAAAATTACTTACACCATCATATCGGTCAATGAACTCTCGCATCTCGCGAGCAGTATTAAACTGAATCGGAGCAACAGGTGTGCCGTCCAGTGCTTGCCAATCAGTTTTTTTATCTGTTGGAACGTATAACTCTGGTTCGAGTTTGTATTTTGTCATTATTGGATGACCGTTATGATTATATCCTCGGTAGAGAATATAGTTTCCATAACGATCATAGTTTGTGTAAAAAGACATATAACCTCCGACTTCATGCTATTATTATATCAAAATTTTCGGAGTTTGTAAAGCGCTAAATTGCAAAACTTTCGCCGCAACCACAACTAGCTGTGGCATTAGGATTAATTACTTTTAGATATGATCCACCTAATTCGTTTACATAATCTATGGTGCAACCAACTACAAACATCTCCGCGATTGGGTCAAGTGCCAGATTTTCTACGATAGGAGTTTTATCTGTAACATCCCAAACATATTGGAACCCAGAACAACCTCCACCTTTTACGGAAAGCCATACGTTAGGCTTTCCGACTTTATTTAAATATTCTTTTGCTGAATCAGTTATCTCAAGCAACTGCACGCATTCTATCAACTAGTCTTTGTGCTCTGTTAGTGACCTGACGATACCAACGAGAGTCTACCATTTCATCTGCTGCTTTATTCCAATCACGAGAATCGACTCCTGCTTTCATTCCTTTAAATTTAGAAAGTCTTGGTCTTCCCATATTGAACATCATATTAGCAACGATGAGTTGCACTTCCTCCGGCAGTTCTTCAAAATCTTCATAAAGTTTTACACAGTCATCAAGTACGATCTCAACATCTTTATCAAATGCCTCGACAACTCTTTCTTCTGAAACTTCAGTGCCAACAGGTTCACCATTTTCGGGGTCAGACTCAGTGACAAGATGACCAATTCCAAACGTAGGTAATCCAAGATGATCTAAATATATTTCATGCTTGATTCCTTCATCTGCTGCGATTTCTTCACGTAAACGATTTAAGTCCATATTTCTTTGCCTCCATTAGTACCATGCTCTTCACTTTTTCGCATGTAACAATTATGTGTGGGTCTACCTTTCATTTGTAAAACCCAATCTAATTCTTGAATAACTCTATTATACCAAGCTTTATCATGTTCGTCATGCGCCTTTTCCATATCTTGCTTTAATTGATCTATTCTGGTTAAAATATATTTTTCTTGACGATCCATAAAAGATTCTTCAATTAATCTTTGTAATCTACGCATTACACGTTCTCCTGAGTAAATGATAAAGGAATATCCATGTTTATTAGTTGTTCTTGGCAATCACATTCTGTGCAAACATCATTGATACATTCATAGCAAACTATTTCATCACAATGACATTCATGATCACATTTTTTACATTTAGGCATATATATCTCCTAAACTTAAAAGGAGCAAGCTAATCCTGCTCCTTTTTATTTATTAGGAAAAGACTTCCCACTCTTCTTCAGTGTATGGCCACATTAAAGTTCTCCTAAGAGTGCTTTCAGTTTTTTCTTTGATTTACCTAGTGCCTTTGCTTTAGCAATCGAATCTTTATTCGATACATCATCACCAACTACGACAAGACCAATCATTCCCATGCCTTTATGTGGTGTGCACCAATAGTAGTAAATACCAGGCACTTCAAAAGTCATAGAAACTTCTTTACTGTTCTTAGACTTCTTAGGAAGTTCAGCTCCATCAGGTCCTGCAATCCATTCGACGTTATGACCCTTTGAAGTTGGCACCCAAGTAATGGTTTCACCTACATCAACTCTTGCGAGTTCTTCACTGTAAACCATTTTATTTCCAGCATCATCTTTGTTCAGCATTTCGATTGTCATCGCATTGGCAGAGCCAACAAGACCAAAGATAATAGATGCAAAAAACGCAAGTGTTTTCATTATAGTTTAAACCTTCCATGTGTGAGTTCTCGTTGACGTCTTTCAAGGTCTACGAGATCAGTTGAGTTTGACAGATATCTATTAATCTGTTTTTGCTGCCAAGACATTGTAGCTTTATAACTGAATATTCTTTTCATCCAAGCAATCATTTTTCAAACTCCTTATGAATATGATCAATAGTTTTTTGATTAAGTTCTGCTAGGAGAGAATAATAGTTATGTTCACCTTTACGATACTCACCACTTTTTATTAGAATATCGGCAAGATGACGATTGGCTTGCGTCTGCCTTGCAACCATCCAACCAATCATTACAGCTTTAAATGTACTTTTTAATCCGCTCCAGAATCCTTCAAGCAGACTCTGTGAGTAATTGATTACTAGTGTTGTCATTGTTTTCCTCGTTTTTTCCGATTGAAATTTTACGAGGCTGCTTCTCTTGCGGCAGAACGACTTCGAGGTTGACAGCCAAGATTCCGTCCTCAAGATCTGCTCCGATGACTTCGGTGTACTCCGAAAGTCTGAATGACTTCTTCCAGTTTTTCGCACTGATACCTTTATGAACATACTTATCTTGTTCACGACGTGAAGGTCGCTGACCAGTAATAGTCAGGACGTGATCTTTTACTTCAATGTCAATATGTTCTTTTTTGAACCCAGCCACAGCCATCTCGACAGTGAACTTCATTTCCTCGTCTTTTACGACATTGTGTGGTGGGTAGGTATCTTTCGCATGCTTGTGAATATTTTCAAGCTGATCGAAGATGTGGTCAAAACCGATAAAACCCGAACGTGGGTATACTAATCCAGTCATATGTTCCTCCTATAGACTAGCAAGGTTAAAATGGCACCCCTCTCGGGCATACCAATATTATATATAATACTTTTTTCGAAAATGTAAACCCTACCAGAGAAATTTATTTTCTTTCCAAACTGGTCTTTCTTTACAGAAATATTCTAGATTTACACATACACGCCATTCTTTACTTAATTGTGGCATTGGTCTGTGATCCATCCAATAAGGAAACATATAAATTTTATTTTTCTCAGGATTGGTAATACAATTTTCACCTTCAAATAAATGCTGTATACCTCCACCCTCTAATTGATGAGGTGGGTCAATATAGTAGACTGCATTGATAGTAGAAGTATTAGCATGATTATGCCAGACGCAATTAAAATATTCGTCGTTCTGACAATATATCCATGTTTGAATTGGTTTTAATTTTTCACTTACTTCAAAGTTTTCATGAATTACTTTTTCAAAGGCTTCAGATATAATTTTTGTATATTCTTCATCATCATATAATGTATTATATCCACCACCAATTTTATTATCAATTTTATCATGCTTAAACTTTGCAAGCATTTTAGGTTTATGGATTCTATTCAGTTCTTCAAAATCAAAATCTCTAATAGCAAAATAATCATCATTACTCATTTTTCTTCTTTTCTATAAACATACTTTATATTGCAATAATTACATATAGCAAATCCATGCATATTCATTGTAAAAAATACTTTAGGATGCCCAGCTTTGCCACCGTCACAAGAAAATGTTTTTTTATCAATATAAACTATTTCTTGTTGATCACTCATGCTCTCCGCCTGGATCATTTTTGTCTAGTATTACCTTTTTACCATTCACCCACATGTGTTGTCTAGTGCGACTTACTGAGTGATAACCTGGCCGTAAACTAAAAATCTCAGGTTTATGTTTTGCTGTTTCAAATACAGCAACTGTTACTGCGATAGCGGCGAGGAACATGGTATGAGCAATCATGCTAATTCCAAACACCCAAAAACTACCGACATAAAAAGAAAAAACAATACACCACATCCAAGCTAAAACTTGTAGAACCATGTGTCGTGTATTCGTATCTGGGATATGGCGTAAAGGGTTAATATTCATATTCATTACGCTGTCCCAACTATTTACTACAATTTCTTTCATATCATTTACCTTTTCGAATTTTACACTAATAGGATAATGTGCGTCTACAGTATCTCTAAAGTCTATAGCATCATATAAATCGTAAAATTTTTCAGTTACCTTATGACTTTTAAAGTATGCTGTTATCTTATACATTAAAAGAATCTTCCGATTAATCCTAGAATTATTTGATATACACCCCATCCAATGCAGAATGCTAGTGAAGCAAAAAGAACTACTTCTATGCTGTCAGTGTTCCTCCACCAATGCTTAAAAGTTTTCATTTTATTTCAGTGCCTTTTTCATGACAGTCAAACTGAACGTCATAATATTTATTATCCATCCACTTAGTCCAAGATTCATCAGCAGCTAATTTTTCACACTGCTCATAAGTAAATTCATGATTAAGCACAGCTTGG